CTGGTCGCCGGGCGCGGTGTCGCCGCACTCGCTGCAGCGGTTCGCCCATTTGGGGCAGTCGATGGTCTCGCAGACCAGTTCGGTCAGGTGGTCGGTGTTCTCGATGGTACGCATGTGATGCTTCCCTATTGGAGCCTGGATGCTCCTACAGCCCCAAGCCGGGTGGGTCTTGCGACCGCCCGGCGTGAGGTGATGTTGGTGGGATCAGTCGGTGCCGATCACGGTGAACGGCGCGAACACGCCGCTGTCGTTGAGCGCCTTGGCGGTGCGGGCGTTGCTGGGCGCGATCTCGACAGGCACGATCGTCGCGGGGAAGCCGGAGCGTTCGCGTTTGCGCTTCTCGCCCAGTGCGAGATCGAGACGACCGCACCAGGTGGCGACGTGCGGGCCGTTGCAGTTGTGGACGACAATGGCGTGGGTGTAGACGCGGTCCTTGCTGGTGCGCTTGCCGACGATCTCGTTGTCGAGGCGGGCGATGTATTTGGTCATGTGAGTTCCCCTTGAGGCGTGATTGCCTGGACGCATTAGGAAACCATTTCCTAGCTGAAGTCAACGGTGTTTCACATGAAAGCGCAGAAAAAATCAGCGTTGCTGGAAGGGGTCACGACGAGGCTGCCGTGCCCGCGCTGTGGCTCGCTATTGGGCGCGGTTGAGCGGTTCATGCGCGGCGGCACGCTGTGCGGCGGCGCCAGCCTCATCTACTGGCGCTGCGGGGCTTGCAACGTGCTGTTCAGCCACCTGACACCAGGCCATCTGACGGAGGCAACTCATGTCCGAGGGGAAGATACGACCACTGATCGACAGTGCGAGGCGGGAAGCTGAGGTTGAGCGCCAGGCCTTGGCGCAAGACCTTTATGCGGCCCTGGCAGCGGAGCGCGAGGCCATCGGGCGCGCGATCGGAACTGCGGTTGGGAATGCGGTGTTGCCACTGAAGGCAAAGATCGAGCGGCTGGAGCGCGAGGTCGAAACTCTACGCAAGTAGCAACGCGACAGGCCGGTTGCGAAACCAGCTTTTCGGGCGACCCCTAGCCGCGTTGCCGATGACAACTTATCACACCCTGAGGAGTGAGCCATGGGCAAGACCAGGCGAACGAAGCATGCGAAGCCGGCAACCAAACGCGCCACCGCTTCGAAGCTGAAGGCAATCAAGCGGAGCGGCAGATCACCATTGAGAAAGACCAGGGGTGTGAAACGGGCGCCGCGCGTTGATCAGCACAGCGAAGAGCCTGCACCATTCGATCCGCATGACCCTAATCTGGGACCGAAATGATGAAGATCGCCCTTCGCACCCAGAACATGAAGGCCGCGCGCCGCGACAGCCGGCTCGATCCGCTGGGCCGTTTGATCCTGGAGATGGTCGACATCATGCCCGACGTCGACCTGGTGGAACTGATGCGACATCTCGGTGAGATCGTCGCGCAACTCGGTAGTGTCGAGAACGCACTTGAAGCGTTTGAGCGCGGCGAGGTTTCGGCGGAGCCGTTGCAGTAATTTCTGTGTGAAATGAAGAGAATGTGAGGTGAGTTAAGTGGCGAAGGCAGCAGCAGATATTCGATCTTTAGCAAGAGCGCATACCGAGACCGGGATCAAGGTGTTGGCGCAGATCGTGGGATCGTCGAAAGCACCGGCAGCCGCCCGCGTCATTGCAATCAAGGAATTGTTCGATCGAGGTTGGGGCAAGGCGCCACAGCAACTTACAGGTGAGGATGGCGGAGACATTCGCATCACCATCCGGCAAATCATTGCAAATGCTGTGGAAACTGAGCCAGGGTTGATCGAGCATCTGGATGGCAATGGTAAGGATGCAACATCATAACGACCGTTAAGGTGTTGCGATCGTGGGCTTAAGCCATTGATATCGCTGGCACTCTCTGTGGGTGGTATCCAGGGGTGGGTGAGCCTCCGGGTGGTAAGGTCGGGATTGAATAGGCCTCGGGTACCGGTACCCATGGACCCTCCATCCCCCCGCTTCTCATCTCAACGCGCGAGGAAATCGCATGGACGCCCCGGTCTGTCGCACCTGTGGCACCAGGCACTGGAGCCGGCTTTGCAACGATGTTGCAACGAAACCCGTTGCACGCAACGAGGATGTTGCACTTCAATCAGTGAACGAGAAACCGGTGTCCAATTTCCTGATGAGCGATCTGGAACGCGAGAATGAACTGTTGCGTCTTGAGGTCGCGCGTCTCAGGGCTGAACTCAGTGCAACACCGCAGACCGTGAAGCCTGTACCGATGACGGCAACCGAGCGGTCAAGGAAGCTGCGGGCTCGACAGCGTGAACTGAGGGACAAGGCCTGATGGAAAAATGGTGGCAGCGGTTCGACTGGACCGAGGATTTGACGATCGACGGCAGGAAGATCACCGATCCCCATGTCAGGGCCAATATGCTGGCTGACATGTTTGCGGATGACGCGAAAGAGTTTGAACGCTATCACACCGAAATTCTGGCCGACATTCTCAGGATGGAGCGTCGGCTGAACTAGCCGCGGTGTTATCAGTTCCGCTGCGGCCCGACCACTCGACAGGTGTCGGCAACAACAGTCGAGAGCCCGTGGTCCCGCGCTTTACTCCTTTCGGCGGGTCGCGACGGGCCGCTGCAGCGCCGCGTCCAGCACGTCAGCGAGACCTCGCAGGCTAGTGGCCAGGCCTTCGAACATCGGTCTGGCTTTGCCGGCGATCGGACCGCCTTCGCCATATTCGTGCAGTTCGATGGTGTTGCTGATCAGGTCGGTCAGGGTGAAGGTCCAGCCCGCATCGTCATCCTCGTTCTCGCCGAGTTGAAAGCTGACATAGATGGTGGAGGGGTCGGCTGGTGGCGGCCCGTCATGGCCGTCGCTGTCGATCCACTCGATCGGGAAGTGGGCGTTGCAGGGATATTGCTCGCTGGCGAGTTGCAGTCCCTCGCGGATCATCTTTTTCAGGAGCCCCTGAAATTCCTCCATCGCCTCCAGGTTCCATTCGTGGAAGCCGAAGCTGCCGCTGCGCTTGTCGAAGCTGAGTTTCATCGTCGTTCCCCTTTGAGGCCCGATCTTGCCCGACATCTCACTGCCGCACAACAACTGGATGCCCAGGCCGCACCAGATGCGGCTGTGGGAATTTTTACAGGCCGGCGGCGATCGTGCGCTTGCCGTCTGGCATCGACGTGCCGGCAAGGACGAGGTCTGCCTGCACCACACTGCTGTCTCAGCCATCAAGCGCCCCGGCAACTACTGGACCTGCCTGCCGGAATACAACCAGGGCCGAAAGGCAATCTGGAACGCGGTCAACTCCCACACCGGCAGGCGAAGGATCGACGAGGCCTTCCCCGAAGCGATGCGCGAGAACGTCAACGACAACGAGATGTTCATCCGCTTTGTCAACGGCTCGACCTGGCAGGTGGTGGGCTCGGACCGCTACGACGCCACCCTGGGCTCAGGGGTCGCCGGCATCACCTACTCCGAATGGGCGCTCAGTAACCCCAGTGCCTGGGGCTACCACAGACCTATTCTGCAGGAGAACAACGGCTGGGCCGCCTTCATCACTACTCCACGTGGTCACAACCACGCCAAGGCGATGTACGACCACGCCGTCAGAGCTCAAAATTGGTTCTGCGAACTGCTGACCGCGCGCGACACCGGGGCGCTGAGTGATCTGCAACTCGACCAGGCGCTGGCGGAATATACAGCCCTGTTCGGTGATGACGTGGGCCGTGCCCAGTTCGAGCAGGAATATCTCTGCTCGTTCAACGCCGCCATCCTCGGTTCATTTTACTCGCTGGAAATGGCGCAGGTCAGAAATGAGCAGCGCATCACAGAGATCACGGCACTGGGGGATCAACTGGTGCATCGCGCCTGGGATTTGGGCGTCAAGGACGACACCTCGATCTGGTGGTTCCAGAGAGTTGGCGCGCAAGTGTTCATCCTCGATCATCTCGCGCAGTCCGGTGTCGGGCTCGACTACTACCTCGCCGAGATCGAAGCCCGGGAATTGAAATACGGCTGGAAGCGCGGCAACGACTACGTCCCTCACGATGCCAAAATCAGGGAATTTGGATCAGGCAAGACCAGGGTCGAGACCATGGTCGAACTCGGCCTGCATCCGATGCTGGTACCTTCAGCCACCATGCAGGACGGCATCAACGCGGCGAGGCGATTGTTGCCGCTGTGCGTGTTCGATCCCAGATGCGAGGACGGCATCGCCGCACTCGAACAATATCGGAGAGAGTGGGACGACGACAAGAAGGCGTTCCGGGCGAACGCGGTCCACGACTGGACCTCGCATCCCGCAGATGCGTTTCGCTACCTCGCTCTGGCCCGCAAGCAGGCCTCGCTCCGCGAAGTCAAACCGGTTGTCAGACCGCAAGGCATCATCATTCCGCCGCCGGCTGAACCACGACGAGGGATTGTGCTGTGAACGACGCGCCGGTTAACGAAGACCTCCGCACCGACGACCAGGAATACAATCCGACCATCGAACCGAAGAAGGCCAGGGCCTGGCTCAACCTGTTGCAGGAGAGTGAAGACGCCTTCGAGAAATGGCACGACCACTGCGACAAGATCGATAAGCAATTCGCCTCGCTGGAACGCCTGTCCACCTTGTCGCGCGACAAGGAGTTTCAGATTTTCTGGGCCAATTGCGAGGTGATCAAGCCTTCGATCTATGCTCGCCCGCCGATCCCGGTGGTGGTGCCGAAGTTCAAGGATCGCCGACCGATCTACCAGGCGGCCTCCGAAGTGATGGAGCGCTGCGCGGTGGTTTCATTCGATCTCGCCCGCATCGACGACATCATGATGCTGATCCGCGACGACCTCTCGCTGATCGGTAGAGGTGTCGCCTGGTGCCGCTATGACAGCGGTAGTGATGACAATTACTACGACAGCGAACGGGTCTGCATCGACTTCAAGCACCGCAGGGATTTTCTGCATTCGATTTCCAGGTGCTGGTACGAGGTGACCTGGGTTGCCGCCGCCTCTTACCTGACGCGATCCGAGGCGCGGCAACGCTTCCGCAAAACCAGCGGCGATGAATATCAGAAGGCCGAGTATCGCGTCGACAAGGAAAGCAAGGAGATCGGCGGCGCCGATCGACGCGAGCGCGCCAAGTTCTGGGAAATCTGGAGCAAGACCGACCGTCGCGTGGCCTGGGTCGCCAAGGGCTGCGATCTGATCCTCGACGAGGACGATCCGCACCTGGACTTGCAGAATTTCTTTCCATGCCCAAAGCCGGCCTACGGCACCTGCCAGCGCGGCTCGCTGGTGCCGGTGCCCGACGTGCTGCAGTACAAGGACCAGTTGGAAGAGGTCAATATGCTGACCTCGAGAATCCACGCGCTCAGTGATGCGCTGGAGGTCAAGGGTTTCTATCCCGCAGGCGGTGCCGAGATCGGCGATGCGATCGAGGCCGCGATCAAGATCAAGACTCCTGGCAGAGTGATGGTGCCGATCTCGAACTGGGCGGCGTTCGGCGGCACCAAGGAAGTCATCATCTGGATGCCGATCGACATGATCGCCACCACGGTGTCGAACCTGGTCGATCTCAGGAGCAAGATGATCGATGACATCTACCAGATCACCGGCATGGCCGACATCATGCGCGGCTCGACCGATCCGCAGGAGACCCTCGGTGCCCAGCAGTTGAAGACCCAGTACGGTTCTTCTCGTATCCGCGACAAGCAGGCCGAGATCGTCAGGATCGCGCGCGACCTGGTGGAAATAGCCAGTGAGATCATCACCGAGAAGTTCAATCCCGTCACCATCATCGAGATGAGCCAGACCCAACTGCCGACGAAGGCGATGGTGCAACAGCAGATCGCTGGCATCCAGCAGCAGGCACAGCAGGCCATGCAAAACCCGCAATTGATGCAACGGGCGCAAGCGAACCCGCAACTGGCGCAGCAGGTGATGGCCCAGGTGCAGCAGCAGATACAGCAGTTGCAGCAGCAGCCGACCATCGAAGCGGTGTTGAGGTTTCTGAAAGACAATCGCGCCAAGTCGTTTGTGCTCGACATCGAGACTGATAGCACCATCCAGGCCGACGAGAATGCCGAGAAGCAACGAAGGGCCGAGTTCGTCGGCATGCTCGGACAATTGATGCCGCAACTGGCGCAGATGGCCGCCGCCGAGCCGCAGACCGCGGGCTTCTGCGGCGAACTGCTGAAATTCTCGGTGGCGCCGTTCCGGGTTTCACGAAGCCTCGATGGCGCCATCGACGGCCTGGTGCAAATAATGGAGAGCAAGGCCGGCCAGGGCAAGGGCGACGACCCCGCCACTGCGCAGAACAAGGCCGCGATCCAGATCGAGCAGATGAAGATTGCCTATCAAAGAGAGCGCGACAATGCCGACCGTCAACTGAAAGTCCAGCAGTTCGATCAGAAGGGCAGGACCGATGCTGCCAAAATCCAGTCCGACAGCGTCTCCACTGCGATGGAAGTGCAGGGCCGCAACCAGGAGCATTCAGCCAGGGTGCAGGAGATCAACGCCAGGGCGATGGCCACCCAGCAGGAGAGCAATCAGGATATGCGCGAGCACCAGGTCGATACCGCCCTGGAGATCGCCAGGATGCAGGCGCAAGAGCGGGCGCAGCAGCAACAGGCCAGTCAGTTCGCGCAACAGGCGGCTGACCGGCGCGCCAGCCAGCAGTTCAAGATGCCGAAGGGTGGCTTCATCCCATGAGAAGGGAACGACATCATGGCCGTCGTCTATAACGACACCCTGAAAACCAACCGCATGCAGTTGATGAGTGACGAGGTCGCGGGCAAGACCTTTACCGCTTCCACCGGTTCAGCGACTGCCGGACAATTGGTGATCGGCACTGCTTCGCTGGCCGGTGCGGTCGGTGTGCTCGCTACTATTGCGCTGACTACTGCGCCGTTTACCGTCTCCGGCTCTGGCACCGTGATCGCAACGCTGGCCGGCGTGCCGTTGTCGGTGGCGGCCTCGGCCACCGGCACTGCCGCCAAGGCCGAACTGCGAACCAATACCGGCACCACCGTTGTTTCCGGTTTGACCGTCGGCACCTCCGGTTCCGACATTAACCTGACCTCGACCTCAATTACTTCGGGGCAAACCGTGACGGTGACCTCGGGAACCATCACGCATGGCTAGGTGTCGTTTGAATGGAAGACCCCAGAGGCGTACCGCCACCGCAATATTGGGATAGCGGTCTTTGGGATCAGGCGCTCTGGGATGGTCAGTTAGCAATACTGGCGGTCACCGAGGCGCAGGATCGTGCGGCTTTTACTGGCCAGGTTGTTCTAAGTGCAGCGTTAGCGACGACTGAAGCAAGAGATGTCGCGGCCTTTGCCGGCAGTGTCGTTGTCTCCGGCGCACTGGCTGTCACCGAGACCCAGGACCATGCGGTCTTTGCCGGGAATGTCATTGTCTCCGGCGCACTGGCTGTTACCGAGGCGAAGGACGCCGCAGCCTTTACCGGTGCCGTTGGCGCCTCCGGCGCACTGGCCGCAACCGAGGCCAGGGACGTCGCGGCCTTTGCCGGTCAAGTCGTCGTCTCCGGCGCGCTGGCTTCGACCGAGGCGAAGGATGTAGTCGCCTTCGCTGGCCAGGTCGTCATTGCCGGCACATTGGCGGCGACTGAAATAGGTGACAGCGCTCTATTTGCCGGAAGCCTGATCGTTTCAGGTGCGCTCGCGGCGATAGAGAATACGGATATTGCCGCGTTCGCTGGCGCCGGTACTTTCCCGACCATTTCCGGCACACTCGCCGCGGTTGAGACCGGCGACACTGTGGGCTTCGCCGGTGATGTCAGGATCACCGCGGCGTGGGCCTCGACGGAAGCAGGGGATATTGCTGCCTTTGCGGGCTCGGTCGCGGGAGCGATCTCGGGCGTGTTGGCAGCAATCGAAGCAAGTGATAGAGCCGCCTTTATCGGCCACGCCGATCAAGTCGTTATTGAGGTGCCGCCTGGCGTACTCAATTTTGGACGGCGTGTTTTCGTCATTCCCAATCGATGGTGATGCGATGATACGACAAGAGGTCGATCCGTGAGCGATGACGTCAGAGACCGCATCACCGCGCAACTAATGGACTGGGAACAGATGCGGCGGGCGCCGATCGAGGACCGCCGCAACGATCCGCCGATCATGCGCGCAGATGTCCCGCAACTGGGCCGGCAGCTACTGGGTTATCAGATGCAGGGCGGCCTCGGGGCAACGATCCCGCCGGTCACGCGGCTGGCGAACGACCTTGGCGCATTTGATCTCGACCGTGCGCTGGTGCTGAACGCTTACCGTCGCGGGGTCGGACAATGAGTTGGCGCGATGCCATCGCGCGGACGATCACCGGCATCCGTGCCTATCACGGTAGCCCGCACGATTTCGAGCGTTTTGACATCGGCAAGATTGGTACCGGCGAGGGCGCGCAAGCCTACGGCCACGGACTGTATTTTGCCGGCAACGAGGACGTCGCGAGGGGCTATCGCAACCGACTGTCGGACCTCAAGGACCGTTATCTCGAAACCGGTGAGCGACTGCCATACTGGGTCGGCAACTCGCTGGAGGCCGGATACAACCCGGAAGAACTGCTGAAAGATTTTCGCGGGCGGCTCGACGAGATGCGCAGGCAGGTGGCCGATCCGAACACGGTACAACCGTGGAACGTCGAAGCCAACATTCCAGGCATCCAGAATGTCGTCAAAGGCATCGAGCAATACCAGAGCGGCGTTCCGTTGAAGCCCGCCGGTCGGATGTACGAGGTCAACATCAATGCCGACCCGTCGCAGTTTCTGGATTGGGACAAGCCGATTGCGCAGCAAAAAGCCTATGACGCGCTGCGGGCGCACTGGGATGCCAAAATCGGAGACCCCGACATCATCGCTGAACGCATGGGCATTGCGCCGACATCGCCTGGCGGCAGGCTTTATTCGGGGATCGGCGGTCTCACGCAAAATGCAGAGGCATCGAGCAACATGCTGCGTGAGGCCGGCGTTCCCGGCATCCGCTATCTCGATGAAGGCAGCCGCAATGCCAGACCGGCGCTTACCACATCGCCCAGTGGTGACGTGCTTTCGTCATCCTATCCACCACCCACCCACAACTACGTGGTGTTCGATCCCAACAGTCCGATCAGCATGGTCGACATCATGAAAAAATACGGCGTGGTCGGCGCCCCTACCGGCACCTTGGGTGCGCTGGCGGCGCAGGATCAGTATCAGCCGCAAGATCAGGTGTCGCCATGAGCGACACTTACTACGATCCGATGAGCGGCCTGCCGATGGGCGGACTGGCAGAACAGCCGGACCCGACCCAGGGTCTGCCGCCATGGGCGATGGGTACGCTGGCGCAGCAACTACATTACGAGCCGCAAGGCACGATGTGGCCTGACCCCAATGCCAGGGCGCCGGCACCGCAGGAAAAACCGGACCCGCTAGTGCCGTTCTCGGCCTGGCGCGCCGATCCGCCGCAGCGCACGGCGGGCACAGTCGCCGCCGATGTTGGTGCCAAGTTAATTCCGACGTCGCCGCTCGACGTTGGTTTGACCATTGCAACCGGCGGCGGCAATATTCCAGTGCGAATGGCTGCACTCGCTGCTGGCGCCGCACTTGATCCCGACGAGGCGCAGGCCGGGAAGGCGAGACTGTTTTCGAGCCCGTTTTCGAAGATAGGCCACACCTCACCAGTGCATGACACCGAATACGCGATGCGGCTGCGCAACGTGCAGCGACCAGAATTGCCTGCGGCTGCGGTTGAGGGATCGTACCTGTTGCCGCTCGCGGGCGACCGTGCCGCGGCCATGGGCGACATTCTCGGCATCGGCGGACAGCGGTTCGAGATGCCGACATGGCTGCAGGGTGGTCGGGATTATCCACTGGAGATGGCTGGCAAGGGTGCAGCGTGGGCTTCGGAGAAACCTGCCGTCACGCGGCTGTTGAACCGTGCCCAGGAAGCTGACGCACCGGTCTACGGCGTTTACTCGGCGATGGGCGAACGCTCGATTGATTTTTCGCACCATGTCTCCGACACGCTCGTCAGCATGGCACAGCACGCGCCGATCACCGATAGCGGGCTTGCCAGGTTTGACGCTGTCATGCGCGAGACCGATCCGAACTGGCCAGGCATCCTGTCGCACCGCGCCCAGGATTATCTGGCGAGCGCGCCGGGCGGCCTGCGCGTCAAACTGGCCAAGGAAATGGACAAGGCTGAATACCGTGATGCTGGTTTCCCACGGGTTGATCAGGCTCGCTTCGCGGCGACCGATCCTGGGCTGGTCGACGTGCCGTTAGCGGCTTCCGGGGGTTCAGTGTCTCGCCTGACCGGCGAGCGTGTGAATGAGGATTTCCTGCCGCGACATCGTACCTACCGTTCGGTCATGGGCGGCGATTATCAGGGGCAGTTTGGCCACGTTCCCGTCGATGTGATGTTTCCCGACCTCACGGCGGCCCATCTGGCAGCGCGACCGGATATGAGATTGCTGTCGCCCGAGGCGCGGAACGCCGCACACCTGTCCATGTTCATGAAGGCCGGCGGCGACGTGCCGATGCTGCAGAAGGCTACGCCTCAGTGGGTTGAGCGGCTTTCGCGGTGGCAGGAGGCAAACCGGATGGGCGATCTTGCCCGACAGTAACGGATTTTGGCTCGCTGCCGTAGCCATCGATCAGGGTCAGCGGCAAGTCGAGTGCTTTCGCAAGCCGATGTGCCATGGCGTAGGCGCTCTCGCGTCTCTCGATCAGATACATCTCGATGATGTCGATGACGCTGTTGTCCTCGGCGTTGATCGTGACGTGGACGAAAACCTCATTGGGGTCGCCGTCGTCGATTTCGATGTGATGGGCCTTGGTGCTCAAGATTATAATCCTCTTACAAACTACGAATTTAACAACCCCGAGGAGAAAGTACAATGGCTCAAAGTGCCGTCACCGTCACCCCGCCCAACCCGACGCCGCCGACCAATTTCGCCTTCACCGGGGTAACCGGCCCCAACCCGCCAAACTTCACCAAGAACACCATGAACGACCCCAAGAACTGGAGTTCGGTTAACCCGAAAGACTTCCCGCCACCGTATTTCGATAAGGGCACTGCCGCATCGGGCCTGGTGTTCGCCGCCAACGTGGCGGCACTGGCGTCGGGATCGGGCGCGACCGCCGGCGGCACCGAGAACACTTATCCTGGCGGCGGCAGTGCTTATGCCAATGTCAACAATGTCGGCGCTACGCCGGCCTCATCAAGTGTTGCGCATGAGGGCGCCGGCACCGAGACCCTGGCGACCGCCAGTGTGCCCAACCCGAGCCCGTTCGGTCAGTTGCAGACCGTTGGCTGCGGCCCGGCGCTGACAGCAGGCACGATGCCCGTGCCGAACCAGACCCACCCCTCGTCATTGTCGCCGGCGACCAATCCGGCGCTGGCCTCGATCTCGCCGACCTCGACGGTGTCGGGCGCCGGCACCCAGGCGCTGACCTGCACCGGCACCAACTTCACCAAGCAGTCGGTGATCTACGTCAACGGCGTGGCGCAGGTCACCACCTTCGTTTCCGCGACCTCGCTGACAGCGACCGTCAACAAGAAAGCCTCGGCGGGCACCTGGCCCGTCACCGTCATCACCGGAGGAGCCGTTACCACCGCCCCGCAAACATGGACATTCACATGAGCAACAATCCCAAGAGCGATCATCCCAAGGCCGACGACGACAAGCCCGTCGATACCAGCACCCCGCCCAGCATCGACACCAACACTCCGCCGAGCATCAACGAGCCGCCGGGCAGCAATGTCAGGCCGGAGCCGAAGCAGGAGGAGCCGAAGAAGCCCGCCGAGCACGACAAGGGCGAGCACGAAACCAGGAAGCACAAATAACCATGGGCATGCCTGTGGTGACCGTGGCTTCGGGCGGCATGCCCGTGATTAACGTGACGGGGACGCTGAAGATCGGCCTGCCGGTTACGGAGGCCGCCAACGGCAAGGGCGTGGCAGTGACCCAGGTGACCACGGGCGGCATCCCCGTGGTCTTTGTGGGACCGCCATTGTGATCCGATTGGTCGAGGTCGAGCCGAACAAGTGGCGCGTCCATAGACCTAAACTCAAACCGGCGCGCTCCGATCTGCCGCTGCCCTATGTGATCTCTGACATCATGCCACCGACCGAGCAGGTCGACGGCGTCTTCTACACATCGAAGCGCGCGTTCCGTGCCGTCGGTCGCGCGCTCGGTCTTACTGAGGTTGGCAATGAAAAGTTCAAGCCAAAGACGCGAACGACCGATGACCCGCAATTCAAAAGAAAGCGTCGGGAGACGATTGGCAAAACCATCTCCGAGTTCAGGGCGGGGCGCAGGGTTTAAACAGATACGAGCGGACGTGGATCGGTTCGCCAAGGCGCACCCCCGGTTTGATGAACTTGGTGGGGTTATCGAAGTGTTGGTCCAGGCGGGGCTTGGTCTGGAAACGTCTTACCATCTTGCGGCCCTGGCAAGACCGTCAAAACAATCGCGCCGGCAATCGATCAGAAGCGCAATCGAAAAATATCGGGCAGGACACCGTGCCAAGTAAATCACCCAAGCAGAAACGCTTCATGGCGGCGGCGGCGCACGACGCCGTCTTCGCGAAAAAGGTTGGCATCAGCCAGACCGTGGCGCGCGAGTTCAACCGCGCCGATCAGCGCCGCGACAGCATCAAGAAAGCGATCCGCAAGGTCCGCGGCTAACCAGGAGATCGATATGACCGACACCACCGTTGCCCCTCCAGCGGGCGGCGCCAGCGAAGTTGCGATCAATCCAGAACCCGTCGCCAGCCCGACCCCGGTCGGCCAGCAGGCACCCAGTAAGCCGGTCGGTCCCGATTTCAAGGGATCGGAGCATCGCGCCGAGAGCCGCCGCGAGGCGATCCAGAAGGCCTATGAGCGCGCCTCTAATCCGCCGCCGAAGCCGGAGCGGCACGCCGAGAAGCCGGCGCCGGTCGCCGACGCCAAACCTGGTCACAACAATCCGCCTGAGCCGACCGAAAAACTCGATCTCAAGAAGCGGCCCGCCGAGCAGCCGCGCGGTGATCGCGGTCAGTTCGCGCCGCGGCAGCAGAACCCCCAACCGGACCAGCAGCGGGTACCACAAGGCCAGCGAGCGCCGCACAAGCAATTGCCGGAGGGCACACCCTACCGCGCGCCGCCGCCGCGGATGGCTGATCACGCCAAGGCGGAATGGCATGCCGCGCCCGAGAGTGTGCGCGGCGAAGTCTACCGCATGGCGCAGGAGTTCGACGCCGCCCATCGCTATTATCGCGGTGACCATGAGACCATGAACTCGATCCGCCAGTTTCACGACATGGCGACCCAGCACGGCACCACGCTGCAAAAGGCGCTGACCAACTACGTCTCGATGGAGCAGCGGCTAAGACAAGACCCGGTCGGCGGCCTCGACGTCATCGTCAACAATCTCAATCTGCGCTCCCCCAACGGGCAGAAACTTACCTTTCGCGACATCGCCTATCACGTCCTGAGCCAGTCGCCGGAGCAACTCAGGACCATGCAGACCGCCAACGCCCAGGGCGCGCAAAGCCACCAGATTGGCGCGCTGCATCAGCAGATAGCGGGCTTGCAGCAGCACCTGCATCAGATGCATACTGCGCAGCAGTTCACTTACACCAGGAGCGCGGTCGACCAGTACGCCGCCACGCATCCGAGGTTCGATGAATTAGGCGACATCATCGAGGACGAACTCAAACGCGGGTTCGATCTCGACACCGCCTATCGCCGGGCGGAGTTACTCCGGCCCGGCACCCACGCGGCTCAGACCCGCAGCACCACCCACGCGGCTCAGACCCGCACCCCATCGGCTCAGACCCGACCTGCCGACAAAAGCATTCACGGAGCCCCCGACAGCCCCTCAAACGGGACGTCGCGATCCGAGAAGCCTGTCGGTCGACGCGAGGCCATCCAGAGCGCCATCCGGCGCGTCAATGGAGGCCTCTGAAACCTGAAACCGTTTTGGGAGAGGCATCATGCCAAACATCAATACTAATGCTGCTTATCAGCAGATACTTTCGTTGGCGCTGGAAGACCGGTCCAAGGGCTACCAAGACCTCGTCTCCAACAACAACGCACTGCTTGCGGTGATGCGCCGCAAGGGACTGTGGCATACCTATAGCGGTCCCCGCATCCGCCAGACGCTTCAGATCAGCAAACAGGTCGCGCAGTGGTATTCCGGCTACGACCAACTGCTCAACCCCGCGCTCGATCTGTTCAACGATGCGTACTTCGACCCCAAGATGGTCGTGGTGCCGGTGATCCTGTCGATGCAGGAAATTCTCAACAACGAGGGCGAAGCCCAATTGATGGACGTCTACGACAGCTACATCGACGCTGCCGAACGCGCCCTTGAAGACACCATGGATGCCGGCCTGTACTCCGACGGCACCGCCAACGGCGGAAAACAGATCACCGGGCTCGCCACCGCGATACCAATCGTCAATACTTCCGGCGTCTACGGCGGCATCGACCGCGGCACCGCCGTGATCTGGCGCACCCAGACCTACGATGCCAATTCGGCGTTCCCAACCATCGGCACCCAGGTCACCGCGACCACCATCCGGCCCTACCTCAACCAGATCATGATCAAGCAGAGCAGGGGCAAGCAATATGCCGATCTCCTGATCATGTCGCCGGAACACTACTCGGCCTACGACGCCGCCACCGTCGCGATCCAGCGCCAGACCAACGAGACCTCGCTGGGTCAACTCGGGTTCACGGCGCTGGAGTATATCGGCGGCGGCAAGCGCGCCGAGATCGTGCTCGATGGCGGCATCGGCTCCAACATGCCGTCCAACACCACGATGGGGATTAACACCGACAGCCTGCGGCTGCGCTATCACCCCAACCGCAACTTCGACAAAGTGTTCGATGGGGAGGGAATGATGCCGATAGACAAAGACGCTATCGCGCAATTCATCGGCTGGATGGGCGAACTGACCATGACCAATCCGCTGTTCAACTGGCGCTTCTACGACAGCAATCCTGCGGCCTAACGCCCGGTCGCAGTCACCTGGAGCCGCCACTGGCGGCTCCGCTTTTACGGAGACATCGATGCCGACCAGAGACCCCGACGCTCAACTGGTGCCGATCTTCAAGCACCTGGCGATCCAGAACAAGGCCAAGTCGTTAACGGCGGGCCGCCCGATCTTCGATGATATCGAGGTCTGCGAAATCCGCATGCCCGGCTCGAAAAACTCCGGCGTCTATCCGGCGACCGCGATCTCGATGTGGGTCGACAATCCCGAGACCGGCGAGCAGACGCCACTGTCCTACGCCGAACGCTTCGCGCGTCAGTATCAGCAATTCAAGATGCAGACGGTGCAGACCAAGAGCGGCACGCCGCTGGCACATGCGCCGTTCCTGACCGAGGCGCGCCGCGCCGAACTGCGGGCGCAGAACATCTACACCGTCGAGCAACTCGCCGGCATCGACGGCCAGGAACTGAAGAACCTCGGTCCCGGCGGACGCGACATGAAGAACGCCGCGGAAGCCTACATCGAGGAAAGCAACCGCGCCGCGCCGAACTTACAGATGGCCGCCGAACTGGAGGCGCTGCGTGCCCGCAACGCGCTGCTGGAAGAAGACACCGAACGGCTCAAGACCCTGATCCCCGCCGATGAGTTCGCCGGCATGAGCGAAGAGCAATTGCGCGAATACATCATCGCCAACACCGGTCAGAAGCCCGCCGGCTCGCTCAACCGCAAGACCCTGTTGCGGATGGCGGAAGACGTCAAAAAGGAAAACAAGGAGCGCGCCGCATGACGCTGCTGTCGGTGGTGAAGGATGTCTGCGCCGGCGTCGGCACCCCGGTGCCGACCTCGGTGTTCTCAAACCTCACAGGCAACCGCACCATGCAGGAGATGGCCTCGCTCGCCAACGAGATGGCGCAGCGCATCGCCTACGACACCAGAGAGTGGACGCTGTTGCAGAAGACCCAGATATTCACCGGCGACGGCACCACCCAGGCCTTCAGCCTGCCGGCCAATTACAAGCGGATGCTGAAGACATCAAATGTCTGGCGCTCGACCTCGGCCATTCATCCGATGCGGTTCATCTCCGACACCGACGAGTGGATGCAGCGGAGGATGTTGAACCGGTTCTCGCCCTGGGGCGAGTGGATCATGATCGGCGGTCAGATGCTGTTCTGGCCGATCCTCGGCGCCGGCATCACCGCGAGTTTTGCCTACCTCGACAAGAACTGCGTCAAGTTGAACGCTGGCGGCCTCGGCGACAGTTTTATGAATGACAACGACAGCTTTGCGCTGGATGAGCGGCTATTGAAACTCGGCATGATCTGGCAGTGGAAGGCGTCGAAGGGGTCGGCCTACGCCGAGGACATGGGCACCTTCGCCGATGCGCTGGTAGTAGCCGAGGGCGCCGACAAGCCGTCGCCGATCCTGGTCGACCGCGCGCCGATCTCGGCACAGTCGACTGTCGGTGTCGCTTATCCGTGGCCTGTGCCGACGCCATGAGTATGCACCAGGCCTTTCGTCGCCAGGCGGTGCCGCAACAGGCGGCGCAGCAACTGCGGGCGATCACGCTGCCGGCGCCGACCCGCGGCATTATTCTGAATGAGAACTTCGCCTACATGAAGCCGGGCGGAGCCATCATCTGCGACAACTGGATACCTACGCTGCGCGGCGTGCAGTTGCGCGGCGGCTGCATCCGCTACTGCGATCTGCATGCGCTTGACACTCCGGTGCCGCCGGTGCCCTCGACCTTGCGCAAGCCGGTGATCTCGGCGTTCGAGTATGTCAGCGCCAACGTGCAAAAAATGTTTGCCGGACAGGACACCAAGCTATTCGATGTCAGTGCTGTTACCCCGGTGCTGGTGAAGTCGGGGCAATTGTCGGGCAATTACTGCGCCTCGCAACTGGCGAACGCTTCCGGCGACTATTTGATGGTGGTCAACGATGCCGGCGACTATCCACTGCGCTTCGACGGCTCAACCTGGACCACGCTGAACGCGAGCCAGATCACTACCGACCCCGCGATAACGCCGCCGCCATCCTGTGCCACCGGCCAGAACCTTACTTATGTCTGGAAGTATCGCAACCGCTACTTCTTCCTCGAGGGCGATACCATGAATGCATGGTACCTGCCACTCAACGCCATTCAGGGTCAGCTTGAATTGGTGCCGCTGTCAGGCGCCGCGACCAAGGGCGGCAAATTGTTATGGGGTGCGACCTGGTCGCTCGATGCCGGTGATGGCATCGACGAAAAATGCGTGTTCGGCACCGATCAGGGCGAACTGCTGATCTTTACCGGCACCGATCCCTCCAACGCCGCGAACTGGCGCCAGGAGGGGCGCTACGGCATCGGTGCGCCGATGGGCATGAATGCCCATCTCAGCATCGGTGGCGATCTCTTGATTGCCACCGTCGACGGCATCACGCCGATGTCGGCGGCGATTACCAAGGAAAGCGAGCAACTCGATCTCAGCTTGCTGACGACACCGATCAAGCCGATGTGGCGCGACGAGGTCGCCGCCAAGCGTTCCTGGTCGTGGACCATGAAGCGGTGGGACGAGTACGGCGGCATCTTCGTCACCTGGCCGGGAGGCGCGCCCGGCAACCGTTACTGTGCCGGCATCAATACCGCGACCGGCGCCTGGGCGCGCTTCGTCGGTTACGACGCTACCTGTTTCATCCGCATGCGCGCCGACATGTTCTTCGGCAACCAGGACGGCATCGTGATGCAGGCCGATCGCACCGGCTATGACGATGGCATGCCCTACACCGCGGTGCTGGTCGGCGGCTGGGAGATGTTCCAGGCGCCGCCGCAGACCGTGGTCTGGCACCAGGCGCGGGCTTCGTTTGCGGCCTCCAATCGAGACCCGTTCCAGCCGCAGCTATCGGCGGTTACCGATTATCTGGTGACGCTGCCGCCGCCACCGATGGCCGGTCCCGATCCGGGGCCGGCGGATGTCTGGGATCAGGGATTATGGGATGTGGCGAAATGGGACCAGCCCTACGCCTCGATGCCTCCGGTGCGCAGCACCGGCTGGGTCTCGATTGGCTTAACCGGTTATTCGCATGCGCCGGTCGTGCAGGTGACGGTGGCGCAGCAGGGGAAACCAAACGTCGAACTGATTGCGATTGCTGCGACCTACGAGGTTCTCGGCGTCAACGTGTGAGGGAATGAGCGATGGCTGATCCGTCTCCTCTCGATCCTCAATCGATAGAGGCAGTCAACGAGGCAATGCGCAACCGGATCGCGCAGGGACTGATGAACCCTCCTGCCAGTCCCGGTATCAGTAGTTCTGGCCAATTTTACACGCCCGAAGGCGGCTGGATGGACCCTCCGTTCGGGGCCGGCGGCGCTCCAGCCCCGACGTTTACTGACAGGTTCAGCGCCGCGCAGGGTGGCACTTTCGATCCTGGTTCATTCAGTGACCCAAGTTATTTTCCATCAAATTCCGGCGTGCCAAATCCGGCATCGCAAGCAATCGACCAACAGATCGGCCCGCAAACCTCGATGCCACCCTCATACGGCGCAACGCCCAGTCCTCCGAGCCCTTGGGAAGGTGGCGGCAGTCCTGGTCAATTTTACACACCTGAAGGTGGTTGGATGACCAGTCCGTTCGGAGGTGGCTATCCGGCGACGTCGTACAATCCCAGCACCTATTCACCGCCGACCTTTCCGTACCAGGAAGGCGGGTCAAGTTCGGTCGCACAAAATCCGACGCAGCCACTTACGCCGGCGCAGCAGGCCTACGCGCAGGCACATCTTGAGCGGTACGGAGAGCCGCCGCCTGCAAATTATTTTAATCCAGGCGGTGGTTGGGATCAGGACTACGGCCCAGGCGGCAGGTTACCGGGAGCACTACCGGCTCCTGGCCCATCTTTTGCTGATCGCTACAACACCTCCTCGATGCCACCGATGTTCGATCAGCAACAGGCCATCTCTGATTTGCAACAGACATTGGGCACCATCGACGCCGCGACGGGTCAAAGTGGCTACACGCCGGCAGAGCAGTCCTACAGACAGGCGCACTACGACCGCTACGGCTACTACCCCAACGCCTCCGACCTGGCTGCCGCATTTGCTCCGGGTGCACCCGGAGAGGGCGGCGCCTCGACCGCCATGCAAGATGCACAGAACGCCCTTCGCCTTGGCTACGGCAGCAATCTTCAAAACCAGATGGCGACGTCGACGGACACGGGCAGTCCCGTCGGGCCGCCCAGCCTATACCAGGGTGCCCCTGACACCACCAACTACACGCCGGCAGAGCAATCCTACAGGCAGGCACATCTTGATCGCTATGGCTACTATCCCACCGCCGCCGACCTGGCTGCTGCGTTTGTGCCGGGGGCACCAGGCGAGGGCGGGCCAGCACCAGCACCAGCACCAGCACCAGCGCCGCCTCCCAGCCAGGACACGCTGACACCTGCGGACCGCGCCGCAAGCCAATACAGCCAGGCGCAGCAGGATTACCGGCAGGCGCATCTGTCGCGCTACGGTCGCTATCCCACCGACGCTGAGTTGGCGACAGCGTTTGCACCGGGCACAGCCGGGGAGGGCGGGCCGGCTCCAGCATCGAGCGGCCCTACGGCATGGGGCGAGGCCGTACCGGGAGGCATCAAAGGTCCGTACCTCACCCAAGGCTATCTTCCGGCCCAGGCGACATGGCTTCAGGGCCAAATCGGCTGGGGCAGCGATGCGGGTGGCTGGTATTCGCTGATGCAGCCGGGATTTGTCCCGGCGGGTGGTTTTCGATATGTCACCCAGCCGCAGGCTCAGGGTCAATATGTGCCGCCACCCGGCGGTGGTAGCTGGCCGGGCTCGACTTATCAAGGCGGTCAAGGCCAAGGTGATTACAGTTCGCCGGGCTATCAGCCAGGCGGCGGGCTGTCTGATCCAGGTTACTCTGGAAGCACTTTCACCGGCGGCGGCGGTCCGGCCTGGGACGCCAACCCCCCTGGCTATAATCCAGTTCAGATTTATCCGATCCCAGAATAGTGGTGCGCCATGCTCGACTACGTCTACGGCCATGATCAGATCGTCGCCGAGTTCGTCGCGGAATTGATCCCGCATTGTCGCCGAGGCTTTGGTCCGCACTGCAAGGCCATCGGCGTGATCGACCGCACGGGTCGTCTGCTCGCCGGCATCGTCTACTACAACTACGATCCCGAGGCCGAGATCATCGAGATCGCGGGCGCGGCGATGCCGAAAGTGCCATGGCTGACGCGCGACACGCTGCGCGTGATGTACCAGTATCCGTTCCTGCAGTGTCACTGCCAGATGGTGGTGCAGCGGACGCCCGCCGACGATGAGCGTCTGTTGGGAATGCTGGCGGCCTATGGCTACAGCTTCGTCACCGTGCCGCGGCTGTTCGGTCGCGAGCGCGACGGCGTGATCTGCTCGCTGACCTATGAAGACTGGATCAACAATCGTTTCAACAAGCGACTGAAGCATCACCTGATGGGTGAGGCAATAGAGGAGGCTGCGTGATGCCTTACGGCAATTCAATGATGGGTCGCAATTCGATTGCGCAGGCGATCATGGCGCAGCGGCAGTTGGGCGGTCTTCCCAGCGCGGGAATGCCGATGCAGCCACCGATGCAACAGCAACCGATGCAACAGCCGATGCAGAGCCCCGGCGGCATCAACGCGCAGGGCCTGCCAGGCGGGCCGACGATGCCCGGCGCTGGTGCGATGCCCGGTGGAATGCCGGGCGGAATGCCGCCAGGTGGAATGCCGATGCCCGGCGGAATGCCGGGCGGTGCAATGCCCGGTGGCGCACCGGGCATGCCGGGTGGCGCACCGGGTGCGATGCCGGGTGGAATGCCCAGCGCGATGCCAACGGGGTTGGGCGCGGGATTATCTCCGCAGGCCTCGCCGATGTCGATGATGTTCAACCAGGGTCAGCCCTATGGGTAAGCCAGACGCACCAACGCCACCCAACCCGGTCCAGACCGCAGGCCTCGCAACCGGCACCAATGTCTCGACCGCGATCGCCAACGCGTTCCTCAATGACACCAACCAGGTCACGCCGACCGGGTCTCTGAGCTACGCGCCGACCGATAGCTATAGCTGGACCGATCCGACCACGGGCTCGAACTACACCATCCCCAGGTTCACGGCGACACAGACGCTGTCGCCACAGCAACAGGCGATCCAGACCCAGACCCAGGCTGCGCAGACAAATCTGGCCGGCATGGCAAACACCCAGTCGCAGCGGATTTCCAGCATGCTGTCGACCCCGTTCGATCCGACCGGCTCCGCGCCTGCGGGCGGTCAGGCCAGTGCCATTACTGACGTGCCCAGTGCCGCTACCACGTTCAACAAGCAACCGGTGCACGCCGCGATCGATGCTTCCGCCCCGGTGCAGACCTCGCTCGACACAAGCGGCCTCGCCAATGCCGGCAATATCACTTCAAGCTATGGCCCCAGTGATCCCACCGCCTACGCCCAACAGGTGCAGCAGGCGCTGATGGGCCAGATCAATCCGCAACTCGATATCCAGAAAGCCAACCTGCAGCAGCAACTGGCCGACCAGGGCGTTCGCCCCGGCAGCCAGGCCTACAACAACGCCATGATGCCGTTCGGCCAGCAGCAGAACAATGCGTGGCTGCAGGCGATCACGGGCGCCACCGGCCAGGAAAAGACCCTGATGGATATCGCCGCGCAGCAGGCGGGTTTTGCGAACGCCGCGCAGCAGCAGGCGTACCAGCAATCATTGGGCGCGGGCACGTTCGCCAACCAGGCAGCCGGGCAGCAGTTTCAGCAGAACCTGGGCGCCGGCGTGTTCGCCAATCAGGCAGTTGGGCAGCAGTTTCAGCAGAACCAGGCGGCGGCAACCTTCCAGAACGCCGGGTTGGCGCAGCAGATGGCGCAGCAGCAGGCCGGCTTCAACGCCGCGCAGGCCGCGCGCAATCAGTACATGCAGGAGCAGTACGCACAGCGCAATCAGCCGATCAACGAGATCAGCGCGCTGCTCGGTCAGTCGCAGGTGACGCAGCCGAATTTCGTCTCGACCCCCGGCGCGCAAATTCCGACCACTGACGTCGCCGGTCTGATCAACAACCAGTTCAGCCAGCAGATGGGCATCTACCAGCAGCAGAATGCCAACTACCAGTCGTTAATGGGCGGCATTCTCGGTCTCGGTGCCGGCGCGGCGAAGGGAATGATGATGTCCGATGTCAGGACCAAGCAGGACATCGATCAAATCGGCACGGTGTTCTCGACCAACGAGGACGGCGAGCGCGAAAAATTGCCGATCTACGAATACTCCTACAAGCACGATCCAGGTCAGCGTCATGTCGGTCCGATGGCGCAGGACGTTGAGCAGATCGATCCCGGTGCGGTCGCGCAGCGCGGCGGCATCAAATACATCGACCCCCAGAGAGTGATGGGCGGCATATTGAGGGCAGCGTGATGGCAGACACCGGTTCACTGTTTTCATTCTTCTCCGATCCCGGCGGCAACACCAACTATCCGGCGCTCGAAATGCGTCGCAAGATCGCGCTGGCGATGCTGGCGCAGAACAGCCGCAAGGGATATCCGAAAACGCTGGGCGAGGGATTGTCGGCGGTCGGCGATGCCATCGGCGAGGGCATGACCTATCGCCGGCTGATGGCGCAGGAGGCCGCCTACCAGCGCCAGCTTGAGAAGGAGGCGCCTGGCATGGTGCCAGGCGAGGCGCGACCAGGCCCGCAGAGCGCAGCCGAGCCTGCGACGACGACCGCCGCCGCCGACGACGAGAACCCGGTCATCGCCGCCGTGACGCCGCCCGAGGCACCGCCGGAGACGCCGCCGCCACAGGAGACGCCGCCGGAGACGCCGCCACAGGCACCGCCTGCAGCGCCGCTGCCGCGCCAGCAGGCCTATATTATTCCGCCGCCGGCAGCACCATCACCAGCGCCGCCAGCCGCCTCTCCTGCTGCGGCGCTATCGCCAGAGGCGATGCAGGCTTATGCCGCGAGACGTGCTACATCCATGGCGCCCGGTAGGGGCCTGGAGCCGCCCAACGCCGACACTCAATCGACGAGATTTGCCGGCGCGTTCGATCCCTACCAGCCAGCACCGGGATTTGCGCCGGGACAGGTTGGATCGCGCCCATCCTACGCGCCGGCAGATGCGGTCGCCGATGCCAGGCTTGCCGATGTCACGGGCATGAAGGGCGGTCCGACCGGGGCCTATTCCTATGCGCCGACAGCCTCGCGCAGCGGCGACATCCAAAGCGATGCGCCACCGATCACCGGCATCAGTCCGGGTGTCGGCGCCGCCGCCGCCGACACCATGCAGCAGCGCGACGACATCGCGCGTGAACTTCTCATGCAGCCAAATCGCGCGCCGGTACCGGGGGTGCCGCAGCCAAACCCTACGCAGCAGGGAGCGACTATTTCGCTCCCTGGTGGTGGGCCTAATCCGCAACTGGCGCAGGCGCAGAAGCCCGGTGTTGTCACCGATATCATGCCGGCGCCGACAGCACCGCTCACCGGTCTGCCACAACGCCCGACGCCGCCACCGGTCGTGACCGCGCCGCCCGACAAGCCGGTGCAGCCGCAAGACCCTCCGATGAGTGAGGACGAAAAGCGCGGTTACCGAATGCTGGCGCTGCATCCCGGCGATCCGAATTACGCCGAGGCCGCCAAGAACATGATCACCTACGGCGCCGCGCAGCGGAAGCAGGAATACGATGCGCGGATGCGAGCCTATGAGGCGCAGTTGCAACTCTACAATCAGCAGGTGACGTCGCGCGAGACCTTCGAACGTGGCGCGCCCGAACGCGAACTGGAACGCAAGGCCAAGGAGATCGAGATCGCCAAGGCTGGTGCATTCGGCGGTCTCGACCAGGGCAAATTGTTCGAGGAGATCGGCAAGAGCCATGAGATGAACAAGTCGATCCCGATGGCGCAAATGGCAATCCAGAATGCGCGCCAGGCCGCGCTGGAGGGCAAGATGTTCACCGGCTCCGCTGCCGAGACCAATCTGTCGCTGAAAAAAATCATGTCGGCGGCAGGCTTCCCGACCGATCCACGCATCAATGCCACCGAAGAATTTCGCGCCATGATCTCTCCGGTGCTGGCCTCGGCGCGGCAGGCGCTGGTCGGCGGTGCCAACATCTCCGATAGCGACATGAACATCGCCAAGGCTGCGGTCGGCGGTGACATCAAGCTGGATCGCACTTCCATCATCAGCATCCTCGGCGCGCTCGAACGCATCAACACCGCAACCGCAGTCTCGCATCAGAAAAAACTCGAGACCATGGCCGGTGACGATCCGCAGCGTCAGGCGGCGCTGTTCGGTGTCTACGGCCTGCCAATGGAGAACGTCGTTCCGCGCCAGGCGATTGATCTGCTTCGCTCGCAGCCGACACCCGAGGTGATCACCCAGTTCAACAAGAAATATCGCACGCCCGGCCTCGCCCAGAGCATTCTCGGAGGGCGCTGATGGCGAATATCTTTGACCAGTTCGACACACCGTCGCCCGCGGCACCCTCGCCTGCAGAACCTGGCGCGCCGCCGGCAGCACCGCCGGTCAATGTGTTCGATCAGTTCGACGCCGCGCCGCCGGCAACGACCGGCGTCGACTGGAGCAAATACAATCAGCCGCTGGGCGAACTGAAACCTTACGACCCATCGTTCACACAAGGGGTCACAGATATCGGCCAGGACGTGCTGATGAAGGCCGGCGTCGAGCCCTACCGGGCGCGGCATTTGTCCGAGGGCGCAGTCGGCATCGGTACGCTCGCGCCTCCAATCGGATCGGTGCTGTCGGGTGGCGATCTGATCTACGATGTCGGTCGTGGCAATTATGGACACGCGGCGCTCGATGCGCTGGGAGTGTTGCCCGGTGCGATCGCCGGCAGACGTCTGATCAGGGGCATGCCGACGGCGGAGATGGCCGAGGTGCCTGGGGTGACCCGCGCCAACCGTTATGAGCCGGGCGTGGACCAACTCAAGGTTGCTTCCGATACGGCCTACGATGCGGTAAGGAACAGCCCGGTCGTGTACCATCCATCGATGCTGGATGACATGATCAACAACATGCGCGTCGAGTTGACCCGGAGAGGATTGAACCCTGCCAAAGCCCCCAGCACCTTCGGCGTCCTCGATGCCGCCAGCGCCCCGAAGCCGCGCGGTGCCATCGTCACCCCCGACGACCTCGACACCTTACGACAGCAACTACGCGGCGGTGTGCCGGGCACACAGGATAGTTTCGCCGGAGGGCTCGCGGTTGACCTCCTTGATCGCCACATGGCGAACCCGCCTCCACAGCATCTTGTCAGTGGAACCAGGCAAGACCTTGATACTCTCGGTCGTGATCTCGAAACTGCTCGCGGCAATTGGCGCGCGTATAAAACGGCGGATGCCGTCGAGGGCAAGATCGATACCTCTGCCATCCAGGCCGCCATTGCCAATTCTGGAAAAAACCTCGACAACACCACTCGACAATATCTCGCCGCGCTCATCAAGACCAAGACCGGACAGCGCGCGATCCCCGGAGCCTTGCCCGCTGAAAAGCAGGCGATAGAAGAAGCCGCCACTGGCGACTGGCTCACCAATGCGCAGCGCTACGGTGGCAAGTTTCTCGGCGGCGGCGGCGGCTGGGGCCAGGCGGCGACCTCATCGATTGGTGGCGGCGCCGGCACCGCCGCGGGCGTGGCGCTGGGCCTTGATCCCCTGAGCAGCGGCGCCATCGGCACCATGGCGACCGGCGGCGTCATCCTCGGCGGATCGGGACTGCGCGCGGCTGCCGATGCGCGCACCCGCGCCGCAGCCACCGAGGTCGCCAACCTGATCCGCCGCAACTCACCGGAATATGTGGCACGCGCCGCGCGCACGCCGCCGATCACCGATCCGATGGCGATGCGCCGCGATGCCATTGCCTACGCCATGATCCCGCAAGCCAGACAGGCCGGCGCCGGCATCTGGGATCAACTCAATATCCCCTATGAAAACCGGAGTAGCGGCAATGCCCCGTGACGGTTCGAATATCTATCACACGCCTTCAGGCACCGATGCGGTCAGCAACACCACCATTTCGAGCACGGCCTACAATACCAATGTCCACGACGTCGAGACCGACCTCAACACGCCGCGTCCCATCGTGGCCGGTGGCACCGGGGCATCGTCGGCCACGGCGGCGCTGACCAATCTCGGCAGCGAGCAGGCCAAGCAGGTCATCACCAATTTTGCCAGCGCCACCTTCGCAGCCGGTTCGTTCTACGCCGCGACGACGGCGACCGGTGGCCCGGTAGCAAGCCACGCCTTTGCCGGTATCTGCTATGCCGCTGATGCTTCCAACATGGTGCTTGAGGCGCGCGATTTAACCGATACCACGTATCCAGTCTACTACCGCGTCATGAGTGGCGGCGTGTGGGGCGCATGGAGCGGCGCACTGACGGCTACCGGCCTGTCGAGCACTGGCAGCTTGTCGGTGTCGGCCTATGGTCAGTTCTACTATAACGCCAACACAGCCATCAGCAATGGCGTGAATGTGGGCGGCCTGCCCAAGGCAACCGCAGGAAACTCGGGCTTTCAGATTTCATCAAACGATCTTGCTGCGAGCCAGCTTTTTGGATGGGCTTTTTTATTCACAGACCCTATCGCAGCAAACCGACGCCTTCAGATCGGCTGTGTCGAGCAAGGCATCGCCTTTCGCAACATCACGCTCGCCGAGAGTGGGGGCTATGTCGGCATCGGCAAGGCAGTTCCGGCCTCGATGCTCGACGTCGCGGGCGCGATCACGTCAGAAGTGACGGCGACCACCGGTAGTTACTATTTCGGCAACAGCGGCACGGTTTCTCTGCAGTACAACGGCAGCGCCTTTACTCTGACTGGCGGCCCGCTTTATGTGAACGACCCCAATATGACGCTTGGGCAAGGAGGCAACAACGGCGCCATTCGCTTCGGCAACAGCGGCTCGGCGTATCTGTATTACGACGGAACCCAGTTCGCTCTGAACGGAGGACCGCTCACTGTCGCCGGCAATGTTGTTACTCCAAATCTTATTGCCGTGCCGAGGATACAGACGTTCGCTGGGGCAGGCGGTACCTATACCTACACGCCTAATTCGCACATGGTCTACTGCCAGATCGAATGCATCGGCGGCGGCGGCGCGGGTGGCGGGACACCTCCTCTTAGTGGCACTGCATCCGCCGCAGCCGGGGGTGGTGGCAGTGGTGCTTATTCAAGAAAGATAGTGGCCGCCTCGGCTATCGGTGCGTCAAAGACCGTCACAGTCGGGGCCGGTGGTACATGCTTGGCTGGTGGCAATGGCACCGCTGGCGGCGATAGCAGCCTCGGTACCTTGTGCGTAGCGAAGGGTGGCAATGGCGCCAGTATTGCTGCTTCTCAATCTGTTAGCATAGGCGCACCCGGTGGTTTGGGTTCTTCAGGCACGGGTGATGTTGTATCGAGCGGAGGTAATGGCGCCACTGGTGCTGCGTCTCTGAGCGCCGGCACTTACGTATGCGCTGGCGGCTCGGGCGGTGCTGGCTTCTTTGGGAGTGGCGGCAATGGACAAACATCATCTGGTGGCGGCACCAACGGTGCCGCATTGGGCTCGGGCGGCGGCGGAGCGGCGGCCATTACTGGTTCAGGGGCATTCGCTGGAGGCAGTGGTGCTCCCGGTGTGGTCATCATCACCGAGTACTGTTCGCAGTGATGATATCGTTGCTGGCACTTGAGCTAGTGTTGCTGCACGATCCGAACGGCGGCGCGGTCTATGTCCACCCGGATACGGTGACGACCATGCGCGGCGCACCAGGCGAGAAGAACCAGCATTTCACCGAGCAGGCCAAATGCCTGCTCAACCTCGCCGACGGCAAGTTTGTTGCCGTGGTCGAGGACTGCGAAACCGTTCGCAAACTGTTGAGGGAGCACCAATGAGGATTGTGATCAGTTCCGGCCATGGCCTGCAGGTGCGCGGCGCCAGCGGTTTCCTCGACGAAGTCGACGAAAGCAGAAAGGTGGTCGAGGCCGTGGCCGATCTATTAGAAAAGCATGGCTTCGGTGTGCAGTCGTTTCACGACGACGTCTCGACCACGCAGAGCGACAACCTGGAGACCATCGTCGAGTATCATAATCAGCAGCCGCGCGATCTCGACGTTTCCGTACATTTCAACGCCTACACCCCCACCGACAAACCGATGGGCACCGAGGTGTTGTACCTGACGGCGGCCAACCACGCCGCGCATGTCGTCAACGCCATTGCCAAGGCAGGCTTCATCAATCGCGGCGCCAAATATCGTGACGATCTGTATTTTCTCAACAATACCGAGGCGCCGGCGATCCTGGTTGAGGTGTGCTTCGTCGACAGCGAGGCAGACTCCACGTTATATCAGCAACGGTTCAAGGCAGTCTGCCGGCTGATCGCGGCGGCACTGGTGCTGACCCTGGACGGTGACGTGCTGGTGCGGGACAACGACGGCATTCCCGACAACCAAAAGCGGATCACTGCATCCGTATTCGGCGGTGAGGATGACTACAACGTCTCGGCCTACGATGAAACCAAGGTACTGGATGACGACAGTTTCTACATCGCTCTGCCGGATCGCTTCGAGAGTGTGCGACCGCGAGTGCTGGTGATCAATCGCGAGACTGGCGCGACAGAGGTTTCTGAAATCTGGGACGTCGGTCCCTGGAATATCGATGACCCCTACTGGGTCACGGGCGAGCGACCGCAGGCCGAGAGCGGCACCGACATGACCGGGCGCACCACCAACGGCGCCGGCATCGATTTGAGCCCTGCGCTGGCCAGGGCGCTCGGCATTGATGGTATGGGGACCGTAGACTGGCAGTTCATCGCATGAGCGGGCAGTGGGTGGTCATCGCCGTCCTCGGCATCACGGCACTGGTGGTGGCGGCTGCGATCTGGGTGCCGGTGTGCCCGTAAATTAGGAGGCGACCATGATCTCGATTGCAATCAGTCTTCTGTGGATACTCATCGGCGTCATCATCATTTGCGCGGTGATTTATTTTGTATTTTATGTTTTACGCTCGGTGATGGCGATCCCGATCCCGCCTCGGGTCGAGCAGGCGGTGTGGCTGATTGTCCTGATCCTGGTGCTGATAGCTCTGTTGTCGCTGATCGCAGGAGGCGGCGGCGACATCCACTTTCCCCGCCTCGGACACTGATCCGCCACTGCCGCCGCCGCCACCGATTTGCAAGGGCTGTTGATCAACCCTGGCGGATCGCCTCCAGCGCCGCCTTGCCGGTCAGCGGCATCTTCTTGAGATCGCCGCGCGCCTTCGCCTTCATCTTGGCAATGCGGCCCTGCGCCTTCTTGCGCTTGGTCTCTTCCTGCTCGCTCTTGATCTGCTCCGCGACCGGGTCGAGTTTCCGGCGTTGCAAGAAGGTCGGGATCGCCAGGTCGTCGGCGGGCGCAAGTTTGTCGAGCCCATCGAGCAGGCTCTCCACCGGCAAAGGCTTGGGCGCCGGTGGCTTGCTGCCGACAGGGGCGATGGCGAGATCGTTGCGCGCCCTGGTCTCTAACCGCTTGCGCTGTCGTTCCAGCTTGTCGATCGCGGTCAGCGCCCGCTTCAGTCTGGTGCGCCACCTCTTCAGTGCGATGGCGTTGGCTTCGAGTTTATTCATGGTATAGTCTCCTGTTGCTTGTAGGGGTGCCCCGCGTTCCGACTTCGGTCGGGCGCGGGGCTTTTCGTTTGAGTGGAGACATCCTAGCATGAGGGGTCCACGGTTTTTTCGATCTTGTCTGATCGCGTTGTAAGTTAGCCCTGTGCCGCAACGGTTTCTATCGTGCCGAGAGGGGGTTGACTTGGGGAGTATCAGGCACAAGTCGCATTGATTTCATTGCTGCAGATGCAAGAAGTGCCTGCGGCATCGATGCACGGATCGCCAAAAATTATTTTTTGGGCTTCTCGAACGAGAGACGACGCAGCAATCCTGCGCTTATCAATTCAGAACGATCTATATATTCATCATCTCGAAATTCTGCGTATTCTTTAATGGCAACATTCCAGGCGGATTTCTCCCGCAACCGGGTCGCCTCATGGCGCAGCGAGGTCGATATCCATTCGCGCTGCGCCAGGTTGAGGACGAAGGTCTCGTTGTGGTTTTTGATGCCACGGCTCTCGATCGCCATCGCCAGTGTCTCGAGCATGTCGGCCATGCCGGTCATGTGCCCGGTGCCTGCTCGATCGAAACACTATAGGCGGTCATCGGTCGGTTGGGTTTGCCGTCGTCGCGATAGGGCCGGATCGTGCTTTGCGCCTTCCAGCATTTGCTGGCCTCTTCGAAACTGGCGAAGCGTTTGGCCTTGGCGAGGTCGTGGGTCCAGCGGTCATCGCCGCGGCCCCAGTTGGCGTTGGGGTCCGACCATTCGAGATAGTCGCCGTACACCAGTTCGCCCAGCGCAGCGGCTTTGGTGAGCGCGACGGTGTTGGCTTCGTCGGCGCGGGCCGATTTGCCGGGCGGGTGGATTTGCCGGATCACATAGCTCATGGCGTTCGCTTCCGCTGCTCTGCTTCCATGATCTCGTTGAATTGCTTTTGGCTTTCGATCAGGTTCGTCAGGAGAAAGTGCATCATCCGCATCATCTGCCAGTGCCGCACTAACACAAAGACGTTGGCGAGCATCACCAATGCGAACAGCGCGACCAGGAGAACTTGGCTCATGCTGGTATTAGCTCCATCGCATCGCGGATGCGCCGGTTTAGTTCGTCAACGGCTTCGCGGCCTTCGCTCTGGGCCATGTCCTTCAGGATCGGTAATCCCTTGTTGATGGCGCCCAACACCTCGTCGCGACTGGCCGGGTGGCGCTCCCGATAAAATTCGCAGGCGACCGGCTTGTCCAGTTCGAACAACGTACCACCGCGACCATCGCTGACCGGGTGATAGCTGTGGCAGGTGTAGACCAGCGAGACGCCGGGGTTGTGCATCACCGCATTGCCTACGGTATAGCCGTCTTCGGGCATGTCTTTTTCGTTGCGGCGCATGCGCGGCTGCGACAGGAACGGACAGGCCTGCACCGCATACAGCGCACACTCGCGGTGTGATGGCGGCTCGCTCGACACTCTGTTGACCGCGCACATCGGCCCGATCACAAACGTCAAAAATTTTCCCATCGGCTGGCCGCACAGCCAGCACAGCCGCGCGTTAAAACATTTCGCGACAAAGCCCGGCTCGATCACCCGGAAGTCGGGCGCGCCATTTTCCCAGTGCACGAATTTCGGCACAGGGTAGCCGGTTGCGGAGATCGGCAGCCGCGCCATGCGCGGCGGGATCGGGATGTCGCGGATACGCTCGTTCAATTCACTCATTCTTCTTCCTCTTGCCGTTCATGCGCGCCCGCTTCCTGGCGAGCGCCGCCTTGTGCGCTTTGAACTCCTCGCGCGCCTTGGGAAGTTCGCTCTGGTAGTCAGGAGTATCGTCGCGCACCGCCTTGTAAGTGTAGCCCATCGCACCCGCCATCTTGGCGTAGGTGGTGTGGGCGGGTCGTCGGGTCTCGCCGCCGAACATGTTCTTGACGGTGGCAACCGCGAGGCCGGCGAGCACTGCGAGATCGGCTTCCTTGATGCGCTCCCGCTGCCAGAGCGTTCTGAACACATCAATCTCGGGGTCTTTGTCGATGAAGTTATAGCTTCTCGACGCCCATCCTCTCGCACTAGCCATGGGTCACCTCCGCGCCGCCATTGGTCTTTGTTGCCGACACTGCGGGCTTCTTCTTTGCTGCCAGCTTCTTCGCAGGCCCGTTCAGAAGAACGTACTGTCCCGACCCCGCATCGCCGACCCGTTTGATCTGCTTGCGGTTCACCAGAACATGCAGCGCAGTATAGACCGAAGCCTTGGAACGACCTTCCTTGGTGAAGAACTCGGTCAGCCTGGCGGTGTTGAGACGACCGTGATTACGTTTGGCATAAGACAGCAGAACCTCCTCGGCGGTCTTTTCGAAAGTCTTGGGCGACGTCTTGGCTCGAGTCTTCTGCTTCGGGGCGGCGAGATGCTTGACATCGGCGCGGGCATAGCGCCCAGGGCCGAGTTTTTTCAAGATGCCCTTCTCGACCAGGTCGCCGATCGCCGGATAGGCTGAGTTGTTGGTGCGACCCTGCTCGCGGAAATATTTCACCGCCTCGATGGCTCCGAAGGTCGGATGATCTTGGACCCAGGCCGTCAGCAATTCTCGCGAGGAAATTTCTGGTTTTGAATTTCTCGCAAACGCTCTGACGTCGGTGACGAGTTCGTGGTGGATGTCGGTGTGACCGAGTTTGATCAAGGCGGCGACGGTCTCGCCCAGAGCCTCCTTGGAAGAGACGCAGGTGATCCGAAAGTAGTCAACCGGTGGTGGCTTTGGCATTAAATTTCCCCTTTGCTGAATAAGTGCGACGGAACCTACGGAATAGTGCTGCTGGCGTCAACGTGCCCCAAAGGACAAGAAGCCGGGCGATCCACATCGCCCGGCCTCTCAAAGGCTTAGGTCAGTTCGCCTGGACGTCTTCAGGCAACCAGGCGCAGCTTCCTGGGCGACTTGCCGATGATCTCACGTAGCGCCTTGTCGAGCGCATCGAGGACGGTGCGCTTCTCATCGAGCCGTTTCGACTGCACATAGACCCGCCCGGTGACACTCGGCGTCTCCGCGACGTTCTCGCCAGCGCCCTTCTGATGGTCGAGGCATTTCGCGATCTGGGCGTCACTGAGACCAATGTCACCACACAACGAGGCGGCGGTGCGGCGCAGGTCGTGCGGCGTGAAATGTTTCATGCCCAGAAACTCGATAATCCCCACGCGCGTAGTCTTGCCTTTCTTGTCTTTCTTCCCGACCAGAGCATGGCTGAATGCGTTGCGGGTCAACTCCGCATCGGGGTCGAGCGAGCGGGGCGAGAAGATCACGTCGTTGGAATGCGAGGCGACGGCCTCGTCGACGATCTCGACGGCCAGGCCGTTGAGCGGTTGTTCGATCACGCGGCGCTTTTTCACGAACTTGAGTGGAACGCGGAGCACCGGCTTCGCAGTACCGTAGCCGGCAATGAAGGAGCGGCGAGCGCCGCGAAATTCTTTGGTGCGGAGCATCGTGACCAGTTCGAACTTGATGCCGAGGGCGACTGCCCTGGTGACGGGCAGATCGGGGCGATCGAGGCCCCACCACAGAGTGCGAATTTCATCGACGTCGAGAACGCGCCGGCGCGGATGCTCCGGTCTGAGTTTGGGAAGATTGTGAACCGGGCTCGAGGCCAGGCCGTAGAGGCGACCGGCCTCGGCGCCGAAGGAGAATAGGCGCTTCATGGCGCTGCGGGTCTGCCGCGCGCCACTGATCGAACGCTTGGCGATGTTCTGCTGGATCGCGGCGATCTCGTTGTTGGTGACATCGGTGCAAGCCATCCAGCCGATGGCGGGGCGCACCTCGTTGTTCAAAAAGCCCGCGACGTTTTTCCAGCTTTCGAGCACCGGGCGCTTCTCGCCGTCGGCCTTCCGTTCCAGCGCGCTGACCTCGGCGATGAAGTCGTCGATCAGCTTGTCTACGGTCGCGCCGCTGATCGTCTTCTGCACCCTGACGGCGTTCTTGATATCGATGCCCCGGCTGGCCTGGGCACTGAGGTCTTGCGCCCGGCCACGGGCGAGTTCGACGGTCCATCCATCAGGATCATAGACGCCGATCTCGACCTGCTCCTGCTTGCGGCTGCTCTTGTTCCAGTATTTGAGCGAGAACGTCGCGCGGACAGCGCCACCCTTCGGCGGCAGGATGCTGGCGAAGAAGCCAGGGCACTTGGTGTCGTAGACCTTGGTCCGCTTGGCGACCCTGGTGGTGACCAGGTTGGTGGTGATCAGCTTCGGCATTGGTTTTTCCCCTTGCTGGCGTTGTAGGGCCGGGCCCTAGAAACGGTGAAATCAGGCTGAACCGGTCTAAACGAGCCTACCGAGAAGTGCCTATTTATAAAGGGCTTTGTCTGTTCATCCCGGTTCAACTTGACATTATTGTATTGTCGTTCTGTGATGCGGTCAAGGTGATTTCCTCGCTCGCAAAAAATGCAAGTAAGCCAATAACGACGGGGGTTTTTTAAATTTTGCTGGAAGGAACGAAAAAGGCCAGGAAACCGCTGGGCCCTAGATAGGCCCTAGTCACCAGCCTCGTGGTTGGGTGAACCGGCCTGAACATGCTTGCGGGTAATGCGACGGTTCGGCGGTAAGTTTAATTGCCAGGCGGCGACCTCGTCGGCGAACCAGAACCGTCGGTTCGGACTGGCGTAGTGGCTGACCGGAAACTTGCCGTCGCGCTCCATCTTGAAAAGCGTCGTGCGCCGCACCGGTACGATCTCCAGCACCTGGGTGACGGTCAGCATGCGGCGCGGCTCGTCGGTCATGTCCCGATCTCCTTCCGCTGGTAGACCTGCCTGGCCCGGCGCACGGTGATCAGCGCTTGCCGCAGCGTGCTCTCGCACCGTCGCATCACGTCTTCAGCCTTGCTCTCAAAGCCGGGCCGCAGCGGCAATTGCTCGACGTGGCGCAGGCACATGTCGGCGCCGGCCTCGATCCGATCAAGATGGCGGTCGATTTCCCAGCACCACTGGTCGAGCGGCATCATGCGTGGCCGCCGTCATCATTGTCCTTTGGAACAATATCGGCGTTTTCGATTGTGTGCTGCAACATGCTGGCCTCCTGGGCGGCAGCGAGGCGCTCAATCGCGGCGGCGATCCGAAGCAGTGCCTCGGCGACATTGATCTCGATGGCGCCGACCAGGTCGTCATATTCATGTGCGATCAGCGTCTCGATCAGGGAGGAGCGTTTCAAAATCACTGGTAACCTCCCGGCAGATGCCTTCCTCGGGGTTCATCTCGATCACGGCCAGCACCTCACCATCGTACTGGCCATGCATGATATCTTTCGTGACCTGCACCAGGTCCATGCGGTGGAGTTGGATTTCCCAGATGATCGGCCCGTCCTTGTGGTCCGAGATCACCAGATAAAGCATCCTGTCGAGGTTAAGGCTCATGGCTCTCGGCCTTGAGGTCGGCGACCACTTCCTGCATGTGGCGGATTTCGTCGTTGATGCGAACACACACTGACACGTGTTCGTTCAATGCATGCTTCGACTTCGCCGCGCTCTGCAGTACCTGATGCTCGATGTCGTCGAGCGTCTTCCGCAAATCGCCGATCCTGCCGCAGATGTCGCCGATAATGCCGTCGACAACGGAGTTGATGGCATCGCGCTGCGGACCTCCATAGGTTGGCGGCGTTACCTCCTGTCGTGGCGCGAGCTTGTTGCGCTGGTGTGACGCGTTGTCCTCGAACGCCTCATCCAAGGCCCGCTGCGCGGCATTGGATGCATCAATCTTTTGCTGCACGTTCATGGTCGTCCCCTCGTTGTTGCTGGAGGCCACGACGATAGTCATATTTTTTTTGAAATCGCAACGCGCAGAAACTACGCAATAGGACAGTGCTTCGCTCCTTCGTTCTCAAATCAAAAAAGTCTTCAGTTACAACGGTTGTCGGACTCATCAACGGTTGAACATCATCGCGTCATTGATCGTAAGGGCGAAAATTTTTGCGTAGTTTGTTGGTATTGCCAACAAAATAAGTTGGACTAACGTATCGGATCGTTCGGTAGAGAACCATTCCCAACCCGGAAATCCCCTTTGTCAGAGTAAAAATCATGCGGCGCTTTCGTTATGCTCGTGATGTTCGAGAGGTAGTCGAGGCGCTGGGTGGATTTCCCGCGGTCTGTGAATTGACCGGCGCCAAATTCAAGGCGGCTTATGGCTGGACCAGCGTGGCCAAAAGTTTTCCGGCGCGCCTTTTCAAAGTCATGAACGATGAGTTGAAGCGCCGCAACACCAGGGCGCCCCCAGAATTGTGGCGCCAGAAGCCAAAAGCCAACAACAAGTAGGGAGAGGCGTGCCGATGGATGTTTGCACCGGATTAGCGCCGCGGGCTCTCAAGCGTGCGATGGTGATGCAGCGGCTGGAGATACCGGAAGACACCGACGCCGTCGACAGGCTGTTCTACTACCTCGACCATGCGCGACCAACGATGGCTGAAATCAAGCAGGTGATCTGCGATTTCTACCTGATCAAACGCGACGAACTTGAAGGCGAGAGTTGCAAGCGTAGCGTCACCTTTGCCAGGCAGGTGTTCTGCTATCTGTCCTACAGATATGCCCGCACCAGCCTCAATGCGATCCGGCTGCGGGTTGGCTATGCCGATCACACTACCGCCTGGCATGGGGTTCGGCGGATCGAGCAATACGCGATCACCAGACCGCTGGTCGCCGACGATCTCGATCTGCTGCGATTGCGGATTTGCGAAAAACTCTTGATGCGACCGAACGGCAGCGCGCAATGCTGAAGCTGGTGAAGACCGAATTGCCCGTCATGACGGAGCAACTGCTGACGCGGATGCTGAAGGACACACTGCGAGTGCGCGATCTTTCCATTGCCGAGATCAGGACGGCCTACGACGCCGTCGAGGCGATGCGCGACACATTTTCACGAATGCTCGACAAGGCGGATGGCAAGGATGTCTAACAATTTCAGCCAGGGCGCCGCGGTGCTGCAGCAGGAAATCGCCAACCTGTATCTGCAGTTTCCCGAACTGCTCGGGGACCAAACCTTGCGGATCGACACGCTGGAGGGCGCCACAAACCTCCAGGAATTTCTGACAGCTATCCTGCGCGGCATCAATGAAGCCAAGGCGCTGCGCGACGGCGCCAAGCAGGAGATCGATGACTGCAGAGCCAGGCACGCTCGCTTCCAGATGCGAATTGATTTTCTCAACGCGATGATCCTCAAGATACTGGCGCATGCCGGCCTGAAGAAGATCGAACTGCCGAAGGCCACCTTGTCGGTGCGGCCAGGCGCACCCAGGGTGCTGGGCGGCGCCGATCCCGAAACGCTGTCGGATGATCTGTGCAAGATCACGCGTGAACCAAACCTGACAAAAATCAAGGAGCGCCTGCAGGAAGGCGGCGAGGTGGCAGGCTATGTGCTGTCGAACGCCGAACCTCACCTGGCGACGTATCCCCGATGATGGAGCTATCAGAAAGGAATAAGCCATGAATGTGGCCATCGTTCGCAGCCCCGGATCGCAAGTCGCGCGGCCTCTCAAAATACTGGTGCCGCTAATTCAGCAAGAACTGATCGCCGGCAATGAGGCCGGTATGGATCACTACATCAAAGCCGGAAGGATGCTCAACGAAGCGAGGGATAGCGGGCAAGTCGCATACGGTTCGTGGGGACGCTGGGTAAAAGAACATTTCCACATAAGTCGCATCACGGCAAACGACTATATGCGGATTGCCCGCAAGGTTGAAGAAGACCCTGGTTGTAAGGCTGGCCTTACAACTATCGATGAAGCGGTCGGCAGAGACCCCCGTACCATCAAGTCCATCACCAGGAAAAACAAATTGAAATCACTGTTCGACGTTGTCGACAAGGTCAACGTCACACGCCTATCCGACGAACGACAGTCCCGTGAGGAAGAAATCAAACTGCATCGGGACATAGCTCTTCAACTTGTCGACTTGGGTTATCGCGCAATGGCGACACGCCTTCACCCTGATCAAGGAGGGTCGAGAGACGCCATGTCGCGCCTCAATACCGTCCGCGATGAACTGAAAGAGATCGCCGCAACAAGGAGGTTTGTATGACAACGACAGTAGTCAAGGCGTCAAAGGAACTGAGGACCGCCACCTCGACGGTCCGCAAGGTCTTTGATGCGCATGATCGCGCGCGCGAGATTTACCTTCAGCAAATGAGACGAGCAGAAGCTGATTATTGCGAACGCATCAAGCAGGCGATGACACTCATCACTGGAGATGAGGGTATCCAAAACAACGAAACGATGCCGGCTGATCAGCCGGCAGCCAGCTAGATGTACCGCGGGGCCGCGCCGCAATGTTGGCGGCGTGGCCGGAGGTGACGATCATGGACACCATGGAGTTATTCACCGCGCTGTGCGAGCCATTTCCAATCGAGGAGATAAGCTGGCGCGTCGGCCCGACCAACGAGAAACGCAAGGGTCCTGACGAGCCGTTCCGTGGTCAGCCGTTGTGCTATGTCGATGCGCGCACGGTGATGGATCGTTTCGATAGCGTCTGCGGTTTCGACGGCTGGCAGTGCAACTACACGCCCGGCGTCGGCACCTCGATCGTCTGCAACATCGGGGTTCGCATTGCCGGCGACTGGATTTGGAAAGCTGATGGTGCCGGCGCCACCGACATGGAAGCGGACAAGGGCACATTGAGTGATGCCTTCAAAAGGGCCGGCGTGCGCTGGGGTGTGGGGCGCTATCTCTACGAGGTGCATGCGCCCTGGCTCGACCTCGACGCCAAGAAAAACATTCGCGAGGCCGATCACGCCAGGCTGCGCACACTGCATGAAGAATATGCGCGCAAGGCCGGCTGGGGCGACGAGAGCGGCGTGATGGCTTATCGTCTACTGCTCGCCGATCTCGACCGGATGCCGCCGGAGGCGCGCGAGACATTCATCAACGCCAACATGCCGCTGGTCGAGCGAATGCCGCCGATGATGGGCAAGCATCTCCGGCAGCGGGCAAAGAAGGAAATCGCATGAGCGAGTTCAGCATCAAAAAAGCCCGCAAGGGGCGAGACGATGGCATCGAGCGGGTGGGTGCGCACAATCCGGTGTGGCTCAGTCGCTATTATGATTTCGTAACCAAAATCCCCTCCGGTATTGTCTTCACGGCTGAACACGTTCGCCGACGTGCGGCGCCTATCATCGGTGAACCGAACCACCCCAACGCCTGGGGCGCTGCCGCCAACGGCGCATTCCGGCGCGGCCTTCTCAGCAAGACCGGCTATATGCGCACACCAAAAGCAAAGAAGAGCCACGCGCGGGCGATCCAGGAATACAGGAAACCATGATGAAGGAAATGACCGGCGTGTTGCTGTTCTCGAAAGAGCAACCGCAAATCCAGGGTTACCTGATCATCGATGGCGAGCATTTCGATATCGCGGGTTGGCACACTAGCAAGATCAAGGCCGAGATCACCGCGCGCCGCATGGGACCGGCGCAGCCGGAACTGCCGCTGGATGAACCGCCATGCATGGAGCCGACCGAATAGCCAGCAAAGCCCGCGCCAACGCGATCTCGATGGAGGTCAAGAAGGATGGCCTTCAGCAGCGCCAGAGCGGCGACTGGGTGCTGCGGCTGACGGTCGCCGCGGTCGACATGAACCAGCACATCACCACGGCTGCGATGGGCACCCGCTATCAATGCGCGCTGGTCGAGATCAACGACGACGAGGAGCCGGTCGACCACCAGGCTGTTGATCGCGACAAGTGGCGCGCATTGGGACCGGCCCAGCAGGCCGCCATCAGATGCAAAGACCCGCTGTTCTGGGCGTTCCTGCGCGAGTGTGAAAGTCATCACTGGCCGGTCCACGTTGAAGAGGCGGCGGCAAAAGCGGTGCGTGACATCTGCAACGTGCTGACGCGCTCCGATCTCGGCAAACCCGGCTTCGGCGATCAGCGCATCCTGTGGTTCGATCTCGACACCAAATTCCAGGCCTGGAAGGTCAAGGAGCATGGCTGATCGCGACGAGCGATATTTACGCTACATCCGCGAGCAACCCTGTTGCGTGTGCGGCGGCATCGACGTCGATCCCCATCACATCAGGGTCGGTTCGATCGGGGATGGCAAGCTGGCTGCAGGGATGGGCCAGAAATCATCCGACCGCTGGGCAGTCCCGCTGTGCCGGCGTCATCACGATCAATGTCACGCAACCGGCGAGGCGCAGTTCTGGGCCTCCCTCGGGCTCGATCCGTTCGCGCTGTCGATGCAGTACCAGGTGCCGTCATGATGAGACAGCGTCCCTCGATTCGCACCAAATATCGCCTCGACAAGCCGCCGAAGGATGGCACGGACATCGTGGTGCCGTACACGCTGGCGATCAAAGTCTATTGGGATGACGATCTGGAGCGGTGGGTGCTGGCATGGCCTCTGCACGTCGAGTCGATCGATGCTGTCACCCGGTGGAGGAGACCATGAACAGCCTGAAATTAATTCGCGAAAAAGACATGAGCCACAGCGTCGAGGTCTGGATCGAGTGCGCCTCGGTCGAAGAGGTCGACGACCTGATCGCCTGGCTCGAATTGATCAGCGAGGTGATGGTCGCCTGGCAGGAGCGAATGGAGGCGCGATCCTCGGCGCCGGCGCAACTACGCAAGATCAAACAGGGATGAGCATGGTGAAACGCCGCTACTCGATCTGGGGCCGCGAGTTCGGTAGCGACCACGACGTCGAACTGGCGCAGGTCGATAGCGACCCGGAGACGATACGCAAGGCGCTGGGGCAAAAGACGCTGACGCTGAAGCACTCGATCTTCGACAGCGCGAAGAAGCAAACCAGGGTCGCGAAATATTCCTGGCTGCGGATTGTCGAAAACAACGAGGTGTGAGCGCGGCCATGGCAGAGCTACCAATCCTGCCGGTCAAGACCGATGCCATTCTGTCCGACACCATGCACCTGTCGGCGGAAGAGTTCGGCGTCTACTGCCGCCTGCTGTTCGTGATGTGGCGGCAGCGCGGTCGGCTGATGGATGACGACCGCGAGATGGCGATGATCGGCGGTGTGTCGCTGGAACGCTGGCGCGAAATCAAGGAGAAGGTCATGCGTCCCATGACAATTGCTGAGGGTCAGGTCTCGCAAAAACGCCTCACCGACACCTGGATGCAAGTGCAGGACGTCCGGCGCAAAAGAGCGCTCGCTGCGCAGGTTCGCTGGAATGGACGATTGAAACCACAGCACTAATCCGATGCACATGCATATCCATTTGGTATGCTAACCAAACTAAAAGAATAACTACTACCTTCTATGCTGTTAGAGACAGCGAATGCACACTGATGCACATGCATTCGCAACTGGCAAAGTGGCTTGGCAATGTGAGCTTGACGACGCAGTGTGCCGGTCTCAAACATTGCCGATGCCCCGTCCACAGCCCGATGACACCAGCGGTCCCACGCTGCAGCGTCTCAAGCAGGCGCAAAGTTTCTTCGATCTCGCGGGTCACTCAAAATCTTCTCGCCGCTACACCATGTACGACGACGCCCTGGGAAGGGCGTGGGTGCGTCGAAAAATTTCCGATGAGGAATACTTCGGCCTGAAGCGATACGCGCACCACTGGTCATCTGGTGGGCTGCAATCGCCATTGCAGAGTGTCGACCTCAACCGGATTTACGCATTCGATCCGCAATCGATGAGCGGGGTGGCCAAAACCGAACACCAGCAGGATCACCGTGACGCCTACCATGCCGCCAAAGAGCGGCTCGGTGAGCACCTTGGTTTTGTCGCCGACATGGTGGTGTGCTGTAATTGTTCACTGCTCGATGTCGGTTTCATGCTGGGCTATGCCAGTCCCCGGCATGGCCGGGAGCGGGCGGGCCGGCTACTCGGCGAGGCCGGCTACCGGCTGGCGAAATTCTGGGAGGAACGACAGCGCCGTTGACAGCGGGCCGTTTTGGACGCATTTTTTGCTAGCTGCTGGCGGCGCGTCCCACACAGAAGCGAGTTCCCCTTTCTTGCTGGTGGATGTCCACGGCACAGGCAAAAGCCCGGCTTGCACCGCCGGGCTTTTGTTTTTCAATCGGTGGAGCGAAGCCGATTGCGCGCGGGGCGATCAGACAGCGCCTCATACCCTGCCCACATCGTTCCGCGCGCATCAGCTTCTCAGTTGATCGATGCTCGACTTGGTGTCGAGCATCAGGTTGAGCAGCAGCGCGATCTCGGTCGGGACCGGCCATTTGCCGGCGGCCCAGTTGCGCACCATGCGATCGCTCTTGCCGATCTGACGCGCGAGGCTCGACTGGCTGTAGCCGAGCCGATCGAGCGCCTTGTTGAACTGGTTCGCGGTCATCGCAGACGCTCGACCAGCCGCAGCGCGGTCATCGACGACCATGCACCGCCGGTTGCGGTCTTGATGCCTGATGCGTTGAGATGCGCGGCAATCGCGCGCGACGACTGATCGATGATCGGCATCACGATGCTCTTCAGGCTGGCAGCGAAGGCCAGCGAGCGGTTGCGCTGCAAGGCCGGGCCCGTCGGCGAGCCCAGCCTGGTGCCGCGCTCACGGGCCGCCGCCAAGGCCGCCTTGGTGCGTGTGGAAATCATCTCGCGTTCCAACTGCGCGACCGCGAGCATGATGTTGAGTTGAAAATTGTCGGCATGCGGCATGTCGACGATCTTGAACGACACGTCGGTGCGGCTGAACAGGCCTGAGCCGAAATGAACGTCGCGGGTGATGCGGTCGAGTTTGGCTGATACCACGATCGCGCCAGTGACGCGGGCGATCTCGATGGCACTTGCCAATTGCGGGCGCGTGGTCAGCGCGTCGGAGCCCTTGCCGGTCTCGATCTCGACATAGGTGTCGATGATCTCGAAATTGCCGGCGGCGAACTGCGCGATGGCAGCCTGCTGCGCCTCGATGCCGAGACCGGACTTGCCCTGCTTCTGGGTCGAGACGCGGATGTAGGCGATGATCGGTTTCATGATAGTTGGTCCAGTTCCTGTTCTAGGGGTCGCCAGTCGTCGGCAGTCCAGCGCGACCAGTCGCGCGACATATCGCTCAGTATCTTGATGATCTCGACGCGGCGGCGTTTTGCACGTGTGGACAGAGGTTTGGTCATCTCAGTTCGCCTTCCGCGGCTTGAGCCCGTGAAACCAGTCGTGGCAGAATTTGCTGCAGAACGCGCCGTTGTGGACGCGGCGGTGTGCCCCGCGCACCGTGATGTAGATCAGCAACTGGTCGCCGGGCGCGGTGTCGCCGCACTCGCTGCAGCGGTTCGCCCATTTGGGGCAGTCGATGGTCTCGCAGACCAGTTCGGTCAGGTGGTCGGTGTTCTCGATGGTACGCATGTGATGCTTCCCT